TACGGAACATTCTCAATGCTCTCTCAAATGGCATATTGTCAGACTTAATACTTGGCATCTGTTACCTTATCGAATGAGAAACCTTTTCTTCGCATGATGTGTACTTTACTGCGAATAGATTGTTCGGTGCGGCCGAGTTCAGCTGCGAGTGCAGTTATAGGTTTGTTGTTATATGCTTTGCGCAATAACTTTATTTCTTCGTTAGTCCAAGTTCTCATATAGTTATTATACTAAATCTTGAAACAAAAGTCAAGAACTATTTTCAATTAACTTCCAAAATATCTTGACTGCGCGCATAAAATAGTAGTATAATATATCTATAAATAAAAAAGTAAGGAGAGAAAACAGAATGATAGTACAAGGTTCTATGCGCTATTCACCTAGCGGAAGAAAAAGGAAAACAAATGCGTGGAAGAAAAGGGTAGCAAAACATAACAGTATGCAAGCGACCAAAACGCCACAACCAGTTGTCGAGACTAAGAAAGAATATCCTAGTTGTAAAACGAGCAAATATTCAGCCCCAGTAGATAATTCTTGGAAGGTAGAAGCAAGTAAGAAGTACACCGTAGCTCCAGCTTATAACAAGGGAGCTTATCAAGTTATCCCTCCATCAGATATTAAACACATAGGAAAATAGTATGGAATTATTCGGTTTTAACGAGTTGCAATGGCTCGTAGTCGCAGTATGCCTAAGCGGCATCTTTTATTCAGTAGGAAAACGAATAGGTATTTCAGATACCTTAGATTATTTGCGTGAACAGGGCAAGATAGATTATGATGATTGAAAATAGTTCTTGACATCAATCTTAAAATTTGTTATAATTATCATGTAAGCTAAAAAGCTTATGAAATAAAAAACAACTGTACCGAAAGGGCAGTAAGCGTGACCGAAAGGCACAATGGAGAAAAACAATGGTAGCAAACACACTACACAGAGAAATACTTAAAAACTTCTGGTTAGGGCATAACCCAGCTTGGTTCGACCAAATGGACAGCAACTATCCCAGATATAACATAGTGGAGGGCAAAAGTGGATTCAAACTTGAAATCGCTGTGCCTGGTTGGAGTAAGAAACAATTATCAGTAGTTCAGAAAGACAACGAACTACGCGTAATAGGAGTCTCAACAGCAGGGGGTGATACATTCATTCATCAAGGACTGAGTGCAAAGTCATTTGACAAGACATTCGTCCTCAATTCCGACCTAAAGGTAGATTCCATCAAATTAAAAGATGGACTCCTTACAGTCAATATCACGAAAGACGAGAGCAACGAGGTTCAGTTCGATATCGACTAAAACTTATGGGGGAGCTAGTCTCCCCTATTCCTCCACAGAAAAAAAGGATAATAAATTATGAAATTAAGCGACACAGGACAAGACTTAATCAAGCACTTTGAAGGGCTTGAATTAAAGGCATATAAATGTCCAGCAGGTGTATGGACTATTGGCTATGGTCACATTAAAGGCGTCTCAGAAGGCGATGAAATAACTGCGCTTACAGCTAACAGAATGTTAATTGAAGAAATGGTAGAGTATGAAAACTATATCAACAATGCAGTCAAAGTAGACCTAACACAAAACCAATTTGATGCAATGGTATCATGGGTATACAATTTAGGTAGCGGGAACTTGAACGCAAGTACACTTTTGAAAGTACTAAACTCAGGTGATTATGCAGGCGTGCCAGCACAAATGCTAAGATGGAACAAAGCAGGCGGAAAAGTCCTAGAAGGACTGACCAGACGAAGACAGGCTGAGGCTGATTTATTTGCCTTATGAAAGCCTTCTTCAAGCAAATTAACAACTATCTGTCAAAAGTTTACCTTCCTATTTGGAAAGTAGTAAAATGGTTGTATTATTGGCTTAAGTATGCAATGTTTCCGAGATATACTCTAGTAGTTAGTTATAACCAAACATTTGGCGATGCAGACGATAGAACTTATATAGTTAAAAAGTTTGTGAAAAGACAACCCAATTTCCTCAAATTTTACAATGATGATGGCGACCTTATAGAAATAAGAGGCGCTGATGGGTTGAACTACAGGATAGAACAATTATGAATCAATTATTGATAGGAGTAATAGTAGTATTAAGTCTAGGAAGTTGGTATTTATATACCGCCAACCAGGTCTTAACAGCTAACAATTCAGCGCTGGAAGGTGCTGTACAAACGCAAGAACTTGCGATAGAGACAATGCAGAATGATTTTGCATTACAAACAAAGTCGCTCGGGGAACTTCAGGCTAAGTCCCAAGCAACACAGATGGAGATGAATAGATATTTAGATATATTTAAACGTCATAATTTAACCAAACTAGCAGCGGCAAAGCCGGGTATGCTAGAGCCTAGAATCAACAAGGGAACTAAAAATGTATTTGAATCAATCGAAGCAATTAGTAGGACTATTGACTCTCTCGATGATGGTGTCGAGTTGCAGTCTACTAAGTCCAAAACAAATTGAAGTAACAGCAAAACCTATGGATAGGGTTATAACACAACCCATAATGCCTAGAGCAATAGACTTGAAAGAGCCTATGTGGTACGTTGTTTCAGATAAGAATATATTAGAGTTTCACGACAGGTTGACTAAGGAGCATGGCCAGATAGTATTCGTGGCTATGTCTATCCCTGATTACGAGTTGATGAGTTATAATATGCAAGAACTTAAGCGATATATAACTGAACTCAAAGAGGTCGTAGTTTACTATGAAAAGGTAACAGACCCAGAAGCTTTGAAAAATGAAACAAATACCAATTAAAAACATTAAGATATTGCAGAAGTTAGACTCTTTTGCAACAATCTTAATACAAATGCCACACACATGGGAAGCCCAGCCTAAAGCTGACTTAACCTTTAAAACACTTAAAGTACACATGGCAGACGCAAGTTTTGTCGGCTATCCTAAGTCACACAATTACCAAGATTATACTGGTAATATTGTGGGTCTGAGAGGCGGGTCGTTTAAGAAAAGACTTAGGACTGAAAAATTCTTCTTCCTAAAATACTTTCAGAACGGCATGGACGCAGACAATTATCAGCAAAATAAGCAGTGGTATTACGATACCTTAACTGTAATGCCACCCAGATGGGGATTCACAGGGTGGAGCAACTCTAAAAATAAACCAAGATGCTACATTAGATTTATTTATAATGGTGGTAGTGGTTATTCGATAGAAGTTGAAGGAAAAAGACAAACAACTGTAAAAGACCAGAGTCATTCTACAGGTGCAGGAAACTGGACATGTATAAGCGGTCATCATGGAAAAGAGGGCGATACTTGGTTTGCAGATTGCAATACAGGAAGCCGCCCCCGAGTTGTCATAGATTTGAGTATCCCTGAGAAGTACCAACATGATGTTGATGCTGCCCTTAAACTTATTACCACGTACTAAATGAATGAACTACCAACTTTTTAATGACTTAGCAGACGAAGCCCTTAAATATATGAATCCAGAAACAGACTGGAGATTTATCCACGCAGATTCATATACTTTCTACAGTCTAACACCAAACATAGCATATCGCTCCTCTTTCCCTTTCTTTAGTAGAAGGTATCAGGAGCGAATGTTCAAAGAATTACGAAAACACACAGGTCTAGAAGACGCTGTGATTTCGACCTTAACACTAGTCAAGTGTAATAAATACTCAGTAGTACAACCCTTACCAACAGACTCAGGCATAATTACGCTAGAATCTCATGGAGCTTACGCGGCAATTCGAAGTGGAAAAGAGTTAGAACAGAATAGGAAATCAGCGCAACGAGCTATGTGGTTACATAGTCCTGAATTGATGAATTGGAAAGACTCAGATAGCTTTGGATTCACAGTAGCAGAGCAAGAGAAGCCACTATTTCCAGGAGGTAGAATCATGAACTACTACCCCAAAGAAGGAACACTATTCTTTTACTACAAAGTAGATGCTAGTAAGAAGCTTTCAGAAGATCTATTAAGTCAATACGAAAAAGTAATCGGAGAGAAAGTATGAAAGGTACAACAATAGATGAAGATATAGTAAGAATATTCGTTGGTACTTCAGAGTATGAAGACAAATGGATAGAAAGAATTTTGGTGTACTCCCTGCATCAGAATACCGACCGAAAATTAGACATAACCTTCTTGAGACCCAGTATGTTTAAAGACTGGAATACGAATGGTTGGGGAACACCCTTTACTTGTTTTCGGTATGCAATCCCAGAGATGTGCAACTTTACAGGACGAGCAATCTACATGGACGTAGACCAAATGAATCTCAGAGACATAGGCATGTTATGGGACACTAACCTTGATGGTTGTGCTTTTGGAATGGTCTGGGACACACTCAATATGAATCCTAGGATACACAAAGGAACTGACCTAGAAAGAGGTTGGTTTAGTGACTCTGTTATTGTATTTGACAATCAACAAGCACGAAAGTATATTGAACCTTGTGATGTAATTGCAGCAACTGAATGGGGTTATAAGAATGTATTTGCTAAGGCAGTACACTCACCAGATAGGGCTAAAGCCGAAGACACTATTATCAAGCGAATTGATAGTAGATGGAACAGCTTTGATGGGTATGTTACTGACGGACCTGCCAAAGATAGAGGTGACCAGGAATCGTATGATTTAGACCAAATATGGCA